CACCGCTCTATTTGTATCAGTTGGCGCAAGCACTACTGCTGTATCAAATTGGAAATCAATAACATTTAACAACTAATGAGGATAACATGGCACTAAAAGAAATCTTGGATAAGATTACGAACTCACTTCCTGCTGATGCGGGAAACGACATTCTTTCTCTGCTGGCAGATGCCAAGCGAGAGGCTAACACCGTGCTTGCGGATCTGTCCGCAGCAAACAACGAATCAAAAGAGCGCAGACTGAAGCTTGCCGAGATGTCAAGTCAGATTGATGCGCTTAACGCTAAACTGGCGGATGCCACAAAAGCGGATCCAGAACTTGATTCGATTAAAGAGAAGGCTATCAAATATGACGAGCTTTTGCAAAGCAAGAAAACCGAAACTCTGAACCTATGGAAAGCTAAACATGAAGAATTGCAAAAGATTTTGTCAAGTGATACGGATAAGCGCAAAGACAAGATTGCCGCGCTGATGCCTGACTTCTCAATCCCGGCAGACGGCGAAGAGCTTGATGCCGACACCGCCGCACAAAACCTGAAATTGTATTCTGTATTGGAAAAAGCGGGAGTATTTGCCGACGATCCTGCTGATACCAAAACGGATTTCCAGCGAAAGAGCAATCCGGGTGGCGGCGAAACCAAAGAACCATACACCTTCGGCAAAGCATTACAAAAAAAAACATGAGGTAAAACATGAATATCAGAGATTTTCTTATCTCGCTACAAAGCGAACAAGCGCCCATCGTAACCGATCTGGTTAAAAGCTTGGGTATTTTAGAAACGGCACAATTCGGATTCAGCAGTGATTATCTGCGCCACGAATTTGAGGTGCAGACAGATGATGGCGATGCCGCCGTCCGCGCAATCAATGGGTCAATCGTAGCCACAATGTCAAACAGCATACTGGGCAGCATTCAGCTACCGGCAATCGAGCGCCTGGTTGAAATTGACAAAGTGCTCGCCAAGAAATGGGGCGGCATTCAGGGATTCTTGAATGATAAAAACCGCACCATGACTTATATGCGCTCAATCCTGCAGCTACTTGCAAAGGCTATGATTTATGGTGACGACCCAACCTTTGGCGTGCCCGGCGCGTTCAAGGGCTTGCACCAGATCGCTAAAGCCAACAGCAATGTTGTTGCACAGCTTTCCGGCGCTTCCAGCTCGCGCACCTCTATTTTTGCGGTGCATTGGAGCGAAGGCGAGACCGAAGTTGTAATGCCGCAAGAAGCTAATGGCGACATCGTGCAGATCGAACTTGTTGGCGGAGGCACTCTTCAGGCTCCTACCGCAGACACCGTCACAAACGCGCGTCAACTTGTTTACGGAGCCAACTTCTGGACTAATGCTGCTCTGTGCGCTCCATCGAAGGCGTCCGTTGCCGCAATCACCCAAATCGATAGCTCTCACAAACCCACTGCTGCACAGATTGACTTGCTGATTGACGCGGTCAAGGGTCTTGCTGATGGCAAAACGTTCCTGTATATGAATCGTGAAGGACGCAGATATCTTAAGGAGCTTAAAAACACCAAGCTAAGCATGGCTCCCGGCGATACCGGCTACAACACCGTAGTATCCGATTGGGATGGCATCCCGGTCGTTCTGGAAGAATCAATCCTCAGCACAGAAACCACTGCGCTGGACTAAAAAAAGAGGTAAACAATGGCCTATAAAAATCGTTCCTATGTCGTGGATCAAAAATTGATCCTTAGCTCCGCACAAGCCCTGCCGAACAACAACAGCGCAGATTCCACCAATGTCGTTGACTATGGCGGAAACTCTGGCGGACTTGCTAAAATCGTAGTAAAGGCAAACACCAACATCGCTGTTGCAAACACATATAAATTGACCATTGTAGCCAGCTATGGCTCCACCAGCACACCGACCGACACGCTGGACAAGGTGCTCTTTACCAAAACAGCTGGGCAAGATGGCTTTTCTTATGCTGCTGGAGACACTATTGTAGAAGAGATTATCCCGGATTCGCTCCCGGATAACTATCGTTTCCTTAAGCTAACCTATACCACCACAGCCGATGAGTCTACTGAGAAAGTCGACGCCTATGTGGTGATGACCTAACACTCCCTCCTAAGCGGGGCGGTTTCCTCCTTGCCGCCCCGCACATTTAAGGATGTATTAATGAAAACACTTGCAACGCTTGACACGATCTCACGCTGGGAAAAAGAGATCAATAACCTTGGCGGATATACAGAATCATGGGGCTTGATCTCTG